ATGTTTGAGTTATTAAAGGAGCAAAGGGATATTGTTATGCTTGGCGATAGCATAACCGCGCGAGGAGAGTGGAATGAGCTTCTTCCTAGTTTATCTGTAGCAAATAGGGGCATTGGGGGAGATGAAGTTAAATTTATGAAAAGAAGGATTGATTCTATATTTTTATTAAAGCCCAAATATGTATTCATTATGGGCGGAACAAATGATTTCAGAAGAAAAAGAAGTGTTGATGATGTGGTTCGTGACTATAAGCATATAATAAAAAAACTACACAAACACAGAATTAATGTATTCATTCAGTCCACCCTTTACGTGTCAAGAGAAAGCAGGTTAAATGACAACATAAAAATATTAAAATTAAACAATGCAATAAATAACTATTGCTCTGTATCTAATTATTGTCGTTTCGTAGATCTTAACGTGCACATGGCAAAAGATAGAAAAATACTAGCTAAGTATAGCGATGATGGAGTCCATCTAAATGGTAATGGGTATTTAATGTGGGCGTCAATCATATACCCTTTAATTAAAAAATAAGAATAGTAAAAAACCATCTCATTATGAGGTGGTTTTTTATATAGAATAAAGCAATAGAGGTTTATTTTATTTGTTTATCATGGCTTAATGCACTAGTACTTTAATTGAAAAAACTATATTTATTTTAGTATCCATCCGGTATTTCCTGTTCCTGTTTTTTTTTGATACCAATCACCATTATAATCAATGTACATTGACCCCTGAGGTGCGGTCACAACACCCTCAGGTGAACCGGAGCCTCTATAAATTCCAAAGAGAGTTGTACCTCTTACTTTCTCGTATGCAAACAACAAACCATCTGAAGCCCTTCTGATACGCAACGGTTCGTGCTCTGAGTCCGATGCAAATGTAGTGGTGCCGTTTGAATCTGTTTCCCTGGAAAAACTTCCATCTGTTCTTGTTCCTTCAATGATCGAATTTGGGTAGTTTGGATCATCAGATGAATGTAACCTAATATAGGAACTATTTGATGCTGATACCCCCCTACCCCTTAAAATCAATCCCTTAAATGATGACGTAAATAGTGCCTGGATTGAGCCATAAACAGTGTTATCACTACCGTTTTGCTGATCGTATATTCTTAGTCTTGAGCTATTATCATACATAATAGCGTTGAAGTACTCACCAAGACGTTCGCTAAATGCAACAATATTAAAAGCATTGCGCCATCTAAATGATATATTTCGCCCGCTTTCTCCGGCATCTACACCTGCATTACTTGAAGCATTGGTTATGCCAGAATTAAGGTTCTGCTCATCGTTGTTACCAGTCGCTGGTCGTATAGAGTAAATTGTCTTTTTCTCAAGAGAATAGCTACTTCCCCATCCATAATCTGTATCAGGACTCCAGTCTCCAGAATTTGCATCCTTGGTTGTTTCCACCCAATAAGAGCCATTTGATGGAGGAACACCAATTATTCCAGAAGTCTCAATAGATGATGCAGCCCATCTTCTTCCACGCCAGTTTACAATATTAGCTCCTGCCCTCCATGTTTCTATGCAGCTTATAATTATTTCTTCGCCACGAATAGTTAAACCTTCCGGCTCGAATCTGGCTGGATTCCCAAGAGTTGGATGGTTAAGCAACCCATCGCGCCCATATTGCGACCTTGCATCATCGATATCTAATTTTCTTAGTAAATTACCTGTTAAATCATATGTAAAGATATGATGCTTTCCAAAAGCATTAGTGCCTCCCTTAAGTATATGTATATATCTTCCATCAGACGCAATACCTTGTACAGAGTAAGCGCCTTCAGAAGGTGAGTCGCTCATTTCCCAAACAAACATGGGGTTTGCTAATGTTTTATCTTCAAGTTTATCAATTGATATTTTATCGTATATAAATACAGTTCGTTTAGCGGCATCACTCTTTGGTGTATTAACCATTATTAAAAGACGACCGTCAGAAGAAATGGCAATTCCTGCACGATTGTAATCTTGAAATGGGTGACCGCTACCAGTAATCCCCCATACATTATAACTTTTTACGTCAGACTGAGTTGTTCCTGCCCCTCGCCAAGTTATTTTACTAAACCCTTTGCCTGCAGACTCCCCATCTTCACCTGAATTGGTTACACTTGATGTATATAAATATACTTGACCATTCTCCACCATGGCAGAAAGATCAAATCCGTGCCCAAGGTTTAATTCTGGAGAATACGCAACATGGTTTACTACCCTTCCATCATCATAAAGATTAAACTCAACAATACGAACTCTTTCTTTATCCGACCAGGTTGGCCCAACAGGCCGTTGTGTGACAAATAGTTTTTCAATGCCATTAACACGGCAATATGCGATCCCCTGTAACGCATTTCTGGCATTAGGATAAATTTCTGTGTTTGTTTCTCCCTGAAAACCAAAAAAAGGTTCCATCATTTTTCTCTGCGCAAGTTTGTCAGTTTCAAGTAGACGAGAAACGGAAATAAGAGAGCCATTATCTGCAACAATCCTCCCAATACCTCGAGCAGAAGATACATCAACTTCGAGAGTATTTACTGCAAAATCGCCATCAGGAACAAACATTCTATAGCCTGCGTTAGAGAATGCCTCAGTAGCGTCAGTTATTCCATCACTGATAGCCCCCCAACCGCGAACATCTTTGTCATCACGCCATCGTGCAATCTGCAATTCGGGATATTTTTTAGCACCATCCGGGTCTTCTAACTGCTGCCGTAGCTGATCCGGGTCATACTTCAGCACATTAGGGAAATAGAACTGCTGAGTGCCATATGCATCATATACAGCCATAGAATGGCCTTGAACAGTTACGAATTTGGCAATCTGCCCGTTATATACCGGATATCCAGCAGCGTTAATGATGATTGGCTGCGAAACAGGAACATGAGAGCCGTCTTCGTTCTCTACATAAACCTGAATCTGGTTTTCTGGACTTACCGGGTCAGTGTCAATTTTTCCGATATAAATTTTGCCGTTGGCTACTGCTTTAAAAGAACGCGCCATAGTGAAGAGTTGCGAAGGCATACTCACTACAACATTGGCTGTAATGTCTGTCATTTAATTTTCTCCAGACGTAGCAATGCGGAACAAGATGCAACTTGCCCGGCATTGCATTAATGTAAGTTATGATTTGTTAACTATGAGATGAGTCTATGCAAAAAGATCTGTTGAATATTGCGTTCTATATATTTGGTTTTTGCACATTTCTGGTGTTTGCAAAGCTATTCTGACAACGAATCAGACTTAGCCCCCTGCGTCAGAGCGTTAATTGCCTTTTGTGCCTGCTGCATTGCTTTCTCAAAGGCTGTTGATCCGCGTGGGGTGTTTGCCATTCTGAGCATTGCATTTCTGAATGGTTCGCTCTCATAGGCGCGAGTAAGAAGTCCGTAGCTTACTGCTGCGCCAGTTGTCGCCGGGTTCATTGCCGTCCCATACCCGATAATGAACGGGATGGTTTGCTGCCCTGTGGGTGTTGTTACTGCCGCTTTTGCTGCCTGCTGAGTGGACTGAAGGTAATTTTTCAATCCTTTCAGATAAGCAGCATCCTGCCCCTTAAATGTGATGCCAGTCTGGTTTTGCAGGATGTTAAGCTGCCGAAGGAACTGGTCAGGGGATCCGCCAGATTTCTCCATCGCCTTTCCAATGATGCCATTGCGCATTTGCGCCCTGCCAACACGACCAACTGAGTTATACAGAGTCTTAATTTCCGATTTGTTCTTGCTGAATAGCATGTTGTTGACAACTTCCGGCGTCAGATCGCCTTTCATGAGAACATTCTTCAGCCTGGTATTCTTTAGTTTAGCCGCTTCGTCAGCGTAGACGGCATTGGCCTGCTGATATTTACGGAGAGTATCGTTGCCAAGATTCTGACCAATGGCACCATTGATATCGTCGGTCATTGCATTGTAAACGCGCTGAATGGCAGCATCGGAACGGTTTGGTAACACTGGTCGCTCACCCTTCACGTCCATTCTGAACTGGCTGCGCAGATCGCTTAATTGCTTCAAATCCAGATTTACCGGACCATCAGGACCAGCATTGCGAACAAGCTCATCACGATAGGACTGAAGTTTTGAAATTGTCTCGTTATCAGCCACCTTACCAAGCTTCTGCAGATTAGATATCTCAGTATCAATCTGCTGAATTGCTCGTGCAGGCTGAATGTTTACTCCAGCCATAGCATTCTGAACCTGCTCCAGTCGATTACCGGCGGCACGACGAATTCCTGATGTTTTCGCTTTAAGGCTGTCAATAACAACCGCTGGATCATACTCACCGAATTTATCGGCAAATCTCTGCACCAACTGGCTTCTCGCTTCCTGTTGCGTTGCTCTCATTCCGCTTGTGCCAGCCAGGGGGATATTTTCTGCTGTAGTCTGCGCCATTTTCCCGACGCGGGAAGTAGGCTGTAACAGGTCTGTGGTGTGCAGAGGAACTCCTTCACGCTCTGCAAACCTGATAGCCTGTTGAGCTTCTGGTGCTATCGAACCACGAACACCACGATAAGCAGCACCTAATCCACGTCCGGCAGCGTTAATAGCACCGCCAGCCAGCACACCAACGCCTAAATCGGTGGCGAGTGCTTCCGCATCATCTTTCGCACTGTTTGCAGCAAGTGATCCAACTGCGTTTTCTGCTAGAAGGCGAGTTGCCCCCTGAGCAATTCGACCAGCAAGTGTTGGTGCCTGTGTTGCCGCTCTCTCAACGCCAGCAGGAGTGAGGTAAGGCAATGCTTCAGCAAATACCCTTCCCTCTGTCGTTTGTGGAGTCAGCGCGCCTTGCTGAAGGCCAAAGTCCTGCTCTAATCCCTGCGTTGTTACTCGTGGTGCTGGTTGATATGTACCATCGCCAATGCCGAGTTTACCGCCAGCCCAAGCCGCCGCGCTTGTTACAGCATCGGCAACTGATGCAGGTATGTTTGCCACATTCACGCCAGCCTGCACCAGTCCGCGACCAGTCTCTTTTACTGCTTCGCCAAGATCAGACATAAATCCACTTTGCTGTGGTTGTTGCTGTGCTACTGGTTGCGGCGTCTCCACTGGCGACACAGATGGCAATGGATAGGCAGCATAGAAAGCTTGCTTAGCCTGCTCTGCATTTTCTCCGGCTTGCGGGGCCACGACTTCATTGAAGTATTGCTCCTGAGCCTGCGCTTTTTGTTCTGGTGCTAACGCCTGATACTGTGGAGAGGCGATAACATCTTTCCATGCTTTAGCCATTAATCACCCCATAGTGAAGAAAAGTTACTGCTGGCTGCTGGCTGTGATACCTGTGCAGGTTGAGATTGCTGCCGCTGAGATTTACCAACATTAACGTTATATTGTTGGTTGTAATTGTTGGTGTATTCCTGAATCTCACGAATCGACTGCTGCATAGCCTCCGGGCTTGAATAGTCAACCTGCGGCATCCCCTGAAAATACATCTTCGCTTCTGCAACGGTGTTAATACCACTGGCCCCCATGTCCCTTGCTGCCGCCACACCCTGATTCTGCATTCTGCCCTGAATACGTTGTGCTGAGTTATATAACTGGCGCTGCTCTTTTCCTGTTAATCTGCTGCGAACATCAGCACCAATTGCCGGGTTACCTGCGCCGCCGGTCATTCCTGTCATGAAATCGAGAGCAGAAGCGTCTGCATTTGCGATAGCGTCGATATCCTTCTTCATGGCATAGTTTTGTGCTGATGCAGACGATGTTGCAGGCGCTGCGATTGAACTGGCAGGAACGCGAACCATATTCCCCTCGTTGTCGATGCCTTCGTAGAACGCATTAGCCCCAGCGCCGTGAAGCTTCCCACCTACCGTTACAGTTCTGCCATCTGATAACTGAACTGTACGCTCATCATTCCCAGCGATTCCTCTTGTTGACGCTCGCTGCATTGCCAAATCCTGACCTCGTCGCGCAGTAGAAGCAGATAAGTCCTGACCGCGCATCGTGATGTTCTGACCTCGTGCTGTTAGCGCCTCTCCAGCCTGATTGCTGCGGATTGTCTCTGCCAGTCTGCCTCGGTCAATTTCACGACCAGCCATCTTGTCCTGAACATTGAAGTAGTCAATCGGACCGAGAGCAGCCATCCCAAGGTGATCAACAAACTCACCAAATCCTGAAGGATTCTGCTGATACATCTGAGCAACGCTGTTAGGGTCAACACCGACGCGAGTCAGTTCCTTGGCGTTGTTTTGCAGCCATGATTGCATTGCTTCTGGAGACGATGACGCAAGGCGTGCGCCAGCCGCTAAGGTGCCGATAGAATTACGCTGCTCTTCATCAATGAATCCCATGCCTTTACGAACGGATTCAATCTGGTCTGGATATTGAGTAGCCAACTGACGCAAAGCACCGCGATCACCAGACGCATAAGCATTAGCGTATGCCTGCTGAAATTCTTTCTGCCGCTGAGCCTGCTTTTCCTGCTGAAACACCCCCGCAATACCTGAAAGGCCTTGCAAAGCAGTCAGCCCAACATTGTTAGCGCCTGAACGCTCAATATCATTGTTCTGCCTGATAAGCTGAAGCGTATTGCCGATGTCATTTACGCTCGGAGCGTTTGAGTTGACGCCGCCGATACCAGCCAACAATCCGCCGTTTGTTCCTTGCCAAGTAGCCATGATTACCCCTTAAAACAACGAGCCAAGCAATCCGATACCAGCACCAATGCCAGCGCCCCAAGGCGTTGATGTTCCCAAAAGGCTGGCAAGACCTGCACCGGCAATCGCACCAGACGTTCCGCCACTAATTGCTGTCTGAAGACTTGATGGTTTGTTGGCATTAGCAGCGGCAAGAGCTGCGCTTTGCTGTGCAATGCTGCTCATGTTGTTGGCGTATGTCTGCCCGGCGTTCGCCTGACCTTGCAGCGCACCAAGGCCAATGTTTGCCAGATTGTTGTAGTTGCTCATCTGGTTCGACAACCACGACTGACCGAGAGTCGGGGCAATCGTGGCCAGTTGATTGCTTGTGGCTGTCGAGCCAAGTCCCCCCGTCGCCTCCGCAGCAGCAAGACTCTGGTAACGCGCCTGACCTGCAAGGTCTTTATACTGCTGAGAGTTGTAATACTGATTAAGTGCCTGCCCCTGTCCTTCTAAACTGGAAAGATTCTGAAGCTGGTTAACATACTGCTCCGCAAGCGGAGTGAACGGAGCAAGGTTTTTCATGATCGTCTGCCACTGTTGATTTTGCAGGTCTGCGGCATACTTCTGAGCTTCTGCTGCATACTTTGCGCTTTTATCAGAGCTACCACCTTTCCCGCCTTTTTCAGGGCACCAAGGTTCCTCGCCGCGCAGTTTTCTGCCCAGCTTAAATGCATATAACATGGCTATCTCCCGTGATTCAGGAAGTCGATTAGTTCTTCGCGTGTTGCGCTGTAAAACGTCACGTCATCCACGCCTTTGAAGTATTTCTTGATGGTTCCTACACGATTAAGGCCAATCATTGCGCAGTACATCTGACCGTGGCGGAATTTGCGTGCAGCGAACGATGTGACGCACTGAACGGTGGTGTTAGTCAGAATGTATCGCCAGAACGCCAGCCCGATTTCCTTGCTGAAGCCTCGAATCTCTGGCAGGTACATGGCGTGGCAATCGAATGTAAGCGGCTGAATCTCCTGATAGTAAACAATGCCGCCGAACTGCCCGTGCACGTTCACCTCAAAGTAACGGCAATCAGGTTTGTAGTCGTATCCATCACCGTTGTTGCTCCCGGCGATAATGTCAGGGTGATTTCCTACTGCTTCTATCAGGTCGATGTTTCGCGTTGGTTTGAATGTAATCATCAGTCAATCAGCCCATGTAATCTAAGTGCTGTTTCAAGCGCCAGAATACGCTGCCGCGCCTGCTCCAAACCTGTAGCGATAGCTGCGACTTCGGATTGTGTGTACGTAGTGCCGACCGTGTATGACTGGTTAGCGTTGAATGAGCCAAGAAGTGGTGTGCCTGTGGCCGCCGTCCATCCGGTCTGCCTTGCTCCAACGACCTGAATTCCATCAACTGAATATGATGTTTTTACATCCAGCGGTGACGCAAGAGACTGCGATTCTGTTACGGTTTTCGATACGTAATCACTCTTAATGCCAGAGACATCGTTTTCTACGTCATCCAGTCTTTGGTCAACAGTGACCAGATGCGCCTGAATATCGATAACCTCATCCAGCAAGTAATCAACATCGCTACGCAGTACGACTATCTTCCCTTCGGCAGTTGTTAACCTGACCTCAAGTAGATTTATCGCTTTTGTGTTTGCGGTGATTCTTGCGTCGTGATCAGCCAGTTCGACGTCCTGTTCATCGTTTTTTACCTGAGCATCGTAAGCGCCCTGACCAGCCTGATTTGCCTTCCCGGCAATTGCGCCAACATCAGCACCCTGATTTATGACATACAGCAGGTAAGACTGGCTGAATATATTGCGTGGAAGGATTGATGTATCGAGCCGCGTCGCCTGCACAATAACAGGGGTGTTGAGATTCGAATCAGCCATTACTCAATCCTCTGCCTTGCAAACTCTCCAAAATTTTCTGCTCTTGCCATCATTGATGCTGAGATAGCTTCGTCCAGGTCATCGAAGCATCCAACGTGAACCTGTTTTTTATTTTTCTTGAAAGAAACAGTCCACTTGCAGAGATTTTTGTGCCAACAGACACCAGGATATCCTGACTTATTATTTCTTTGAATATTCCTGTTCATCCCATTCTGGGATCTATTTGCCAATCTTAAATTTGAAAATCTGTTATCCGTTCTGTCTCCGTTAATATGATCTATTAAGCAATTTGCAGGTTTTCCTGTCATATAAAACCAAGCAAGCCTATGCGCTAAGTATCTCTTACCACAGACCATTATCCTTAAATAACCAGTGCACATGGTTCCCGCTTCATCACCAACGGTGACGCTCGCTGTATTTGATATTTTTCGGGTAAAAACCCCGGTTTCTGGGTCATATGATAAATGACGCTTCAACTCTTCATGTGAAATCATTATTACTCCAGCCTAATAGAGCAGCCTGAGAGAGTGACAGGTGATTTAGTGATAACGCGCAATTTGAAGCCGACATTTTTCCTGATGTGCCCGACTCGCTTCCACAAAACACGTTTGTCATAAACGAACGGTTCATTCTGCTCAATCATCTGCTCACGCCCGTAATTGATGCCGTCAGTGGTTGCAGAGAGGAACAGGCGGTCGGCGTACTGAGCTACGCCAGTGGATGATTCCACCTCCAGATCGAAGCATCTGGCGTTATCCGCTTTGAACAGTGGAGTAAACAGCAGGTGTTCCTGTTGAAGCCCATACTGACTGCTGATATCGAACTGCAATTTCCCGGTCACCGATTCCAGCTTATCGCCGCACGTTATCTGATTTCCTTCGTAAATGAAGTCGATAGCGCGGTACACATCGTCATACAAGCCTGTTTTCAGTACACACCATTGCGGACCATTGGCGCTTGAAGATGCGTCGTACACGAGAACATGGCGAGGAAGGTGGATAATCAGCAACTCATGAGCATCAAACCGCAGAGATTCCATCACACCATCAGCCAGTTCATCAGCAGTGTAGGAGCGGAGGATTTTCTCAATGCTCGCGCTGGCAATTGGTGACACCTGACCGGAGCCGATGATATACACAGACGGCGCACCCGTTGCCGGATTGCTGATGAACGCATACGAATCAGCAAACGGCGTTTTGCAGTAAGTCCCGGCGATGCCTTTTTGCACCATCAGTGATGGCTGTGCGACATACAAAGCAGCACCAACGGTGGTTGCGCCAGTCAGGGAGAAATATTCAATAGTCGATGAACCAAAGCAGACGATGAAGTCTCGCCATGTCCCGATACCGATGATGCCGTCCGGCTGAGACTCGGCACGATATTGTGCGCTGTAACGGTCAGGATGCGATTCGTCTTCAAGGTCAGTGATGAACCATGAATCAGTACCATCTTTTGACCACGCATAACGCCCACGTAAGCGAGTAATGTCGCGGACTGAGCCTAACTCATACTGCGTGAATCCGCTGTCTGTAGGCCAGTTTGAGACGGTTTTAACCGTGCCATCATAGCGATACTCGACCAGTTGACCATTAACGCCTACTGCCTGTGATGTCCTACCATGCGCCATTGATACGCGACCACTTCCGGCAACATCACCGACCTCGCTTTCGCCTTTGTACAGCTTGCCACCACACACGCGATAAACAGCATTCTGCGCCATGTTGTACTCGACGCCACGCGATACGCCGTTCACATCAGAACGTTTGGCAATGCCCGGGAATGAGCGAAGATATCCGCTGCTGTTAAGGATTTCTTTTGGTGTAGCCAACATATTCACTGGCAGATAGTCGATATAGTCGGCGTTTCGGAAGTCTTTGCCGACACCTTTCATAAGCGGAAGTTGCTGAATCGTCATTTATTCACCTATGCGTTTGGGATATCGCCATCAATCAGAGGGAGATCGCCTGGATAATATCGGTCAGATGTAAACACGTCATATTTATTACCCTGTCCTACAGGAAAATCTCCACGTCGTCGCATTGAAGGAACAACCAGAGTGTCGGTCATCAAGGCATCATATGAGCGTTGGGCGTTACTGAGAACTTGCGGAGTTGGTTCAAGGCTGTAATCAGATAGCATTCTCAGCAATAACTGATAGCCTACTGCGTGTTTGTATTTTCTTGGAAGACCTGACTCATCATCTGGTAATGGCTGCTCATCTCCAGTTGCGAAAGCGTAACCAATGTCGCCGGGGTTAATCATCCACTCGGACATCATATCTTCCAGATCATTTACACCATCTTCAATTGATTGCGGCTCAACATCAGTCAGCGATGCATTAGAAGCAATAGCAAACTTACGAAGCGCAAAAAGGACGATCTCACCCTTTGTCAGTACTGTTGCCATTGTCTGCCGCCTTACGACCTCGCTTACGGGTCGGTTTCAATTCATCAACTGAGGCAACAAAGCCCAACTTTTCGAAAAACTGGAAGTCTTTTTCTGCGATAACGGCCTGTACATGTCCGGATTCGTTATCTGCGGCAAGGAATACACTCATGCGATCCATATTGTTTCCTTAAAACATAAAAGGGGCGGAAGCCCCTTGTTATTACGGATTACCGAAGAACTGACCGCCCATGTGAGGGTTAAAGCACACATATGCAGGCAGTAAGTCAAAGCGCATTTTTTGCACGTTGGCATCGCCATCTGCGTATTTATGTACGCGGATGGAGAAACCTTCATATGTTGCAACAGCAGAATCAATACTGTGCAGTTTCGGCAGTGGGATAGAGCCAAGTCCACAGAAGAACTTGTTATAGAACAGGTTTGGCTTCATTGTCTGGCTAGCAGTGCCTACTACAGATACGGCATCACCTGCCGCTACCTGACGACTTACAGAGTTGTACTGCGGGTTTGTAGTGTCATAAATCGGAACACCAGAAAGCGTAACCGTCACATCGCCACTGCTGTCTGAATTAGCATCAGCAGTAACCGTTGCAGTGAAGCTAATTGGTGTGGCTCCGTTATACAACGCCTGTTTGGTCTGCTGTTGCAGCCAGTAGGTATTGGTGAATTTAACCTGATCACCAGCTTTCAGAAAACCTGTAACGCTGGCTGTCGCTCCGGTCAATGTTACAGTGAACTGGTATGAGTCTTTAACTGCGTTATAGGTAACAGTTGGCTGTGTTTTGACTGTCAGTGTTCCGCCAAATGCCCCCTGCGTACGAGAGGCAAGCCCATTAGACATCAGTGCGCGAATGCCGCCAAAATTGGTTGGAATCTGCGCATTCTCCCATGCAGTACGAACCAATTGATCTGAAGCGTGCAAACCAGTCTGCGCATCAGCAAGTCGCTGTGCAGACCATGGATCCATTACAGCATAGTTTTCACCTACATTAACGCCGAGGTCTTTCAGGAAAGATGCCGTCTGCGCAACATCAGACCATTTGGTGATTGGAGTATTGGGGCTACCAAGTGACAACGCACCGTTATTCATCATGAAGTGAGCAAGCTCTGTTTCAAGGTCGGTAACGATTCGCTGGCGAACCGGCGCGAGAATTTCTTCCAGTTGGTTAAGCTTGATCGCTTCCTCCAGTTGCTGATATTCAACAGCAACAGTGATGTAGTTACCTACACGCCCCGTAGCTTTACCTGAGATCAGGTTGTTTTTATTTTGCCCTGAAATATCACCAGTGGGAGTACGGAGGGATGAGAATTGATGCGGACGTTTAAAGCTAACGCTATCGCCAGTGCTGGAGTTGATTTCACCTGCCAGCAACTGACGGTCTACGGTTTTCGCCAGAACTAAATCTGACATAAAACCAGGAAGGAATTTTTTCAGAACGATTTGACTGACGTTACTGTCGAGATTGTTAGGCATTTATCTTTTCCTTATTCGATTTTTGCGCCGGGGCATAATTTGTTGAATTCGTCTTGTTTCGCATCAGCACCGCCACCACGTACTTCCGGCTCTGGCTTGATGGCTTTCTTTGGTTTTGGAGCAAGGCTTACCTGTTTGCTAATCTGCCCCAAGAGGAATGCTGCGCGAATTGGATCTGTCTCAGCGGCTACACGCTGGCGTAATTGCTGGCTCTTACCTAAGCCATAGGCGAGTAGTTCAGAGCCTTCGTCTGCACAGTGAATGATGATTTCCTGCTGAATTGGTGGTAGCTCACTAAGAACAATGGCCTCCATTTCCTGATAATCTTTCACAGGAAGTTTGGCTGCCCGTTGTTTATGCGCTTCTACCCTTTGCTGGAAACGCTGTTGGTATTCCTGTTGCTGACGTAGTTTTTGTTGCTGCTGCTGTTCGACACGGCCTTTTTTCTCATGCCAATCAGTCAATGCCTGTTCAAACGCCTGTTCGTCATAATCACACGACTCAAGAGTCGGTTTTGGTGGAATAGCGTCTGGTTGTGGTTGCTGATGTTCCGCAGGCTTGGCTAATGCTTCCTCAAGCTGGCGGCGCAACTCACGATTTTCTTTCTGTGTTTCTTTGAAGCCTTTGCGAAGATCTTTCACCCATTGCGGTGCAGGTTGCCCGTCAATGTGATCATCATCGTCAGCGTTAAGCTGAATTTCTTCATCACCAATACGCAAGGCGTAATCTTCTGGTGTCTCTTCGGTTTTTTCAGGATCAGTTGCCACCTCTTTACCGTTGTCATCCTGGCTTTCATTCTCAGGCTGTGACTCTGTTTGGATGATGGTTTCTTCTGCATTTTCCTGTGTTTCAGACAGGTCAATAACCTGACCGTCGATGATCAGTTCGTTTTCCATTGATTACTCCTGGTTAACTCGGCATTAAGTCTGCCGGTGACTGTGGTGGTGACTGGAATTGCTGTTGTTGTGACTCGGCGACATCTTTCAGAAGGCGTATTGCCTCCATCACTGCTTTGTCATCGATGTTTCTGGCTTGAGCCAGTTTATAGACAGTGTTTGCCTGACTCTCCATCGCATCCTGCTGGGCAGTAAATGCTTTGATTTGAGTTTGAGCGGTTTCGTTAGTTGCTTTTTGCGCTTCTGCCTGCGCTGCTACCATTTGCGCCTGAGCGAGAACCATTTCAGGATTTGGCTGGCTTTGTGCTGCCATTTGCGCCTGTTGAACAATCTGCTGCTCTTTCTCATTGCGTGGTTTTGCAATACCAGATATCAGCAGTTGGTTTCGGTTGTACTCTTTGAAGTCATCAAGGCCTTCGCCATCGATATTGTCCAGAATAATACCCTGAATTGCCGGGCGCATTGGGTCTGTTGGAAGCATAGAGCTAAGGACATTTGTCAGTACAGAAACCGTTGCATCACGTCGTGCTGTGTAGCTTGGTCCAACATCAACCGTCACATCGTATCGACCGACAGAAAGGTCATTTAACGCAACAACAGCCCCTGTTTGCCTGTCAACAACCTGTGCGCTCAGGACAGCGATATCATCACTTCCATCTTCGTTAACTATGCGCACTTCACGCTCTGAACCGTACACTTCACGCGCCATTGACAGCCATACTTCACCAGCGCGTTTAAGACTTTTCGCCATATTGTCCAGATAGATAAACGAAGCCATATCTGCTCTGTTCATCAAGTTGTTAACCGTTTCCTGAGCAATATTACTTGGCATCTGCTGCATGGCCTGACTGCCGCCTGTAACCTCCTGAATATCAGCACTGGTTTGCTGTAGTAATGCAGCCAATGCCTGATTCATAACCGCAGGCTGTGTATATCCTGCCGGGGTAGCTCCAGCGATAATGTTGCCAGATTTATCTCTCACTTCGCGCAACGGCAAGAACGCTGGGCGTTTCTTGTTACGAGCCTCCCAGTGCTTCTCAAGTCCACGAATTTGCTCCATGCCAACTATAGGGATCTGACCGGGGTCTTGCGCTGCAGTATCAGCCAGCATTGATACCTGAAGGTTATACAAACGCTGTGGATCCATTGCTTTTGCAATATGTCCTTCGACACGCTCAATGTCATCAATGAACCAGCGTTTTCCATAAACCGGGATGAGGGGGATATGCTCACCAGGAATACGTCGAGGTTTCTCAAGGAAACCATCACCATCCACTACGGATACATACACACGACGGCGCTTCACTGAGCGCCTTGCCACTTCATGAAATCCAGCTATTGCCAGTTCATCTTCAATATCTTCAACCTGATCACTGTCGTATGTTGCAATCTCTCCAGTGATTGGATGTCGATAACTGATGACGTCAACAGACTCTTTACGAACTTCGTAATATTTCGCTATGTAAATAACATCTGCATCAAACCAGTCATATTCCCAACTGGTCATAGACGTTACATCCAGAGAAGCAGGAGGTTTCTTTCCGTATTCAGCCTCATATTTTTCAGGTGACAACGAATACATGCAGAACGCCCACAACGCGTCAGATTTGTCGTACTTCTTAGCGTCAGGGTCAAACCACACAGAGCGCGACGGGTCGTATATTGGTTCAATAGCAATGCGCTGACGATCGTCCATGGGGTCGTATTCATTGACCAGCATCGACGTCAAACGGAAGCAACCGAAACCACCAGTAGCAGCGTCGTCAAATGCATTATCGCAAGCCTCACCGCCATCAGTTTCTTCGTAGTCAGCACGGAACAGACCATTTAATTTATTGGCTAACTCTTCGCTTGCCTCTCTGTCACCAGGACGAAACTTAACGGTGATTCTGTTATTGCGGTATTCTGCAATGATGCGGTTAAGTTCAGTTGCTACCTTATTGATTTCAAACTTAGGATACTTCTCGAACTGCTCATCAAGCTTAGTCCCAGCCGCCGTTGCTCCTTCCCATTGACCTCCGGGGACACGAGCAAACCTCGTAGCTTCAATGCACTTTTCGCGCACTTCCTGCTGTGGAGAATAGGCGCGGTCAAACCTGAGCATGATCCGCTCATGTTTTTTCTCTAATGTCTCTGCCATGTTTACCAACCGGAGGATGAGGGAACGTATATTTCTGTTTCTTCGCGGACCAATGCCGGGCAATGCATACACATCATCAGCGCATCAGCCAGGTTAGGAGATGGGATACCGAGCTTCTGCTTCATTTCGACCTTAGTCATAAGCTCCAGCTTCCCGTTGTTATTGAATTTGCGCTGAATCTGCGTAAGTTCTGCAAACAGCTTCTCCAGCATCTTCTCGCCTATCGCTTCTTTGTCGAAACTCAGCATGTCGTCGGGGTCTGCATACTCACCATGGACAACCGCCCGATATGTCAGATACAGCCTGTCAGCCAGCGCGTAATAGAATTGCGCTCGCTTATTGCGGAACACATCGCCAATAGTGCGAACGTTGTCGCCCTGTACGACTTCATCAGCCCATGCTCCGGCCTGATACGGAGCATCTTCATCGAATGGCGATTCGCTGCCCTTGAACATCGTGGCGGTGATTTTCTTGCCGGAGAACGCTTCCGTTGTCTGTCTGCGTAGCCCAGCACCAACACCATCACCATCCCACAGGTAGTGGTCAGCGCCGTCTTCAATCGCCAGCGAAGTAGCCCAGTCAGCACCCTCGTTGATGTCCATCAGCAGACCTTCGGCAATGCGCTTAACTACAGAACCGTGACGCGATGCATAACCTTTAGCATCTGGCCCTGTATCTGACGGGTCATGCGCAGAGACAACAGCGCCTTTCGCTTTCCATCCGAGTTTCTTGTGCGCATCGGTTGCGGCTTCAAGCCATTCACGTTTGATGATTGCCATATCACTTGCGCTTACTGGCTCACCCAGCCAGATGTGACGATACAGTGTCGGGTTTCTGCGTTTACACTCTTCCATCTCCAGACGGAGAACTTCAGGAAAGTGCGGGTTGTCGGTGTAGTTCACCGTCAGCAGACAAATATCATCAGGAGGATTTACGACGAATCGCTGATAGGTATCGTCGAGGATGTTCTTCGGGTTAAAGCTCACCCATATTTCAGAGAACGGCTTACGGATGGTTGGAATCAGGATATCCCATGATTCCTTCGTTACCGCTTCCGCTTCTTCCACCCAGCAGATATCAATGCCTTCGAGCGATTTAATCTTCGTCGGGTTGTTTTTTATGCCGTAGAACATGAATTCAGCATTCGTTCCGAAATGACGAATCATTGAACGCTGAATTTCAAACTCAGCCGAATACCCTTCACGCTCGATGGTATCTTCAAGCAACCGGATTACCGAATCGCTGATACTGTTTTGCAGTTCACGAGCGCAGAGAATACGCACAGGCTGCCGACGCGCCGCTTCAACAAGCAGCCTCGCAATTGCCCATGACTTACCGCTACCTCGACCGCCTTTGGCGACTTTGTAGCGATGCGCCTCAATGAACGGTTCAAAGATAGGATTAATCGAGGTCATTTTCCGAATAGAGTGCTCATCGGTGATGTTTCAATCTGGATTGCGCCGCCGTCTTTGCCTGTTAGCTCGTGATCAACCTTATCGCGCCATTTATCCTTCTGTCGGTTCTTAAGCCAGAAGATGGCGGCGGTTGTATCAGGCGGGTAATACTTCTCAAGCGGAGTTTCGACAATTCTGTTTTCAATAACACGAATATCGATGTCTGGAGCCACGAAGCCCATAGCGCGTTGATAAAGACGATCACTAACTTCTGCATCAGCGACGGCCTTACCCTTTTTTATGGACTCTAAAAACTCCGGATATTCCAATTTCCAATTGTTGATTGTTGCCTCGCTAACTTCAAAGAAGTCCGCGAGTTCGGCGTCTGTATAGCCCAGCAAGCACAGTTTGCGTGCCTGTTCGGCATACGCCTCTTGATACTTCGTTGGGCGCGCCATGTTTATGCTCCGGTAGTGAACAGGTCTAACGCTTCCTTCGATTTACGCACCGCTTCGATAGTGCGGGTCGTGATATCTGAATTAGCGCCGCCTGACTGGAAGTGAATTTTGAATAGCTCAAGCTTCAGCTCGTCAGTGCCAATGAATTGAAATGCTTCTTCTGCGGCTGCGTTCTGGTTCATGACCAGTTTGTAAATCTCTAACTGGAATTTCTGTTCTTCAGTCATGGGAATAATCTCTGCCATTGTTGGCTCCGTTTATCCGTTAAAAGGGATATCAGTTAAGTTATCCCGTGTAGGGTATAAGCCATTATCAAAGCCACTCTGTAGGGAATGGCTTTTGTAATAACTACTGTTCGCTTAGCTTCTGCTTCAGCAAGTAACCTTCGAGCATCCAGATTTTGTTTACAGCATTTTGCCGGGCAATCTTCCGACCAATTTCTGCATCAAAGTTTTCCGGGCTTGCACAGGCGCTTTCACCGGTGACGGTGAAGCCATTTTGTAGAGTCAATACACAAAATGTCAGCAGAGCCAAACTGTCGTGATAGTCATCGCCAGTTGCAATAGCTCCATCAGCAGCAGTGAAGTACGTTTCCGCAAGAATAATGCTTTCGATATGGTCTGGCGTAACGCGCTGGGCGGTTTTGCCTTTCTCAACGATTTCTTTTTCGATTTGCTGGTCGTTCATAATTATGACCCTGTAGAGTGGTTGCTTGATTAAGATGTCTTTCCATCAGTCCGCCACCACAAAGAATCTTTTTTGCCATAAGGCAGGAGGTTCATCTTTCAGTGGCTGCCAGTGTTATTTCCCCCACTTACTGGCTTGGGTTGCTTCGTGGTACTGCCGTAACTGGTTGCCTAGAACAAATTCCGGTTTCATTATCAAGCCCACCCGTAGATAGGCTTTGTAATGAACTGGCTCTTATCTCAACGCAGCCCCTTACCGCGCGCCAGATGCTCAATATCAAGCATCAGCAATGAGATGTTTAATCTGGATTCACTCCAGAAGTGATCACCACCCTGTCTACAGAGCCAGATGTGAAGGATGATGAGTAAAATTATCGCTATCATCGAAGGCATTGCGTCCTGATGTATTCCTGAAGCGTTCTCAGTGCTGTTTGGTCGCGGATAATTCCGCCCCGGACACCGAGAACGTTTCGTCCAGCAACTGGAGAGAGTTCGACGGTGGCATCATTGCCCATGCCGGAGGCGCTGGAGGTTTCGGCTGAGGATGGCATATGGCATTTTCCTTTGACGAACACCCGACCACCATTATCAAGCTTGCGCCGAAGAGCATCATTTTCAGCTTTCGCATCAGCTAACTCCTTCGTGTATTTAGCATCGAGTGCATCAGCAGAACGCTGGCGCTGCTGCATGTGAGTAATGGTGGCGGTCGCCTGCTTCAGCTCACTGACTTTTTTATCTCGCTGCTCTTTGTAGGTCATGGCGTTATCACGGTAATGATTAACCGCCCATGACAGGCAGACGATGATGCAGATAACCAGAGCGGAGATAATCGCGGTGACTCTGCTCATACATCAATCTCTCTGACCGTTCCGCCTGCTTCTTTGAATTTTGCAATTAGGCTGTCAGCCTTATGCTCGAACTGACCATAACCAGCGCCCGGCAGTGAAGCCCAGATATTGCTGCAACGGTCAATTGCCTGACGAATATCACCGCGGTCAATCATCGGTAAAGCGCCACGCTCCTTAATCTGCTGCAGTGCCACAGCGTCCTGGCTTTTCGGAGAGAAGTCTTTCAGGCCAAGCTGCTTGCGGTAGGCATCCCACCAACGGGAAAGAAGCTGGTAGCGCCCGGCGGCTGTTGATTTGAGTTTGGGGTTTAGCGTGACAAGTTTGCGAGGGTGATCGGAGTAATCAGTAAATAGCTCTCCGCCTACAATGACGTCATAACCATGATTTCTGGTTTTCTGCCGTCCGTTATCAGTTCCCTCTGACCACGCCAGCATATCGAGGAACGCCTTACGTTGATTATTGATTTCCACCATCTTCTACTCCGGCTTTTTTAGCAGCGAAGCGTTTGATAAGCGAACCAATCGAGTCAGTACCGATGTAGCCGATGAACACGCTCGTTATATAAGCGAGATTGCTACTTAGTCCGGCGAAGTCGAGAAGGTCACGAATGAACCAGGCGATAATGGCGCACATCGTTGCGTCGATTACTGTTTTTGTAAACGCACCGCCATTGTATCTGCCGCGAAGGTACGCCATTGCAAACGCAAGGATTGCCCCGATGCCTTGTTCCTTTGCCGCGAGAATGGCGGCTAACAGGTCATGTTTTTCTGGCATCTTCATGTCTTACCCCCAATAAGGGGATTTGCTCTATTTAATTAGGAATAAGGTCGGTTACTGATAGAACAAATCCAGGCTACTGTGTTTAGTAATCAGATTTGTTCGTGACCGATATGCACGGGCAAAACGGCAGGAGGTTGTTAGCGCGACCTCCTGCCACCCGCTTTCACGAAGGTCATGCGTAGAAGGCCGCAGCATAACTATCACTGATGAATTCAGGATAGCCAGTGGCTACGGCTCAGTTTGGGTTGTGGCGGCCGGAATCGAACCGGCTTCCATCGGTGCGCTGCCGATTGCAGTACGCGCGGCGGTCAGCTACATGACTAGTATTTTCACTGTCGCCTATCTGCTAGCTCGCCATTGAGCTTCACCACAACGATAAGAGCACTGCGCGGCACCTTTCACCAATTCCGCGAGGTCTGCGGGTTCAATGCTCTTACCTGTTGTGCAAACAAAAAAAGCCACCATTGCAACTTAAGAGTCACTAACGGCAGCTTATCTTCTAATTATGGCTAAATGGATAATTGCATGTCAAGGCTTTTAACAGCAACATGCTTAACTTTCTCAACACGTTTACGCATTTTGAAAGCATTTTGCATTGGCTGGTACAAAACAAATAACGACGCTTTCAGGATGTCGTCAATTTCGTTTCTACAGGTTGCCAGTGAAGGTTTTCTCCATCCCTCACCACCACGTCCACACATCTTGCGTGGCTTTGCAGTCGCGTGATAGTAGGATGCAATTGCTCGCTTAGATGAACCATGAGCGTAGTAGCTGAGGAGGATGCCAAATGCTTTCTTGTCAATGCACATGACGGAATCGACGACCTGAGAAATCAACATTCCATCATCATCATTACACATTGGCCTTGTCATAACTCTTCCCGGCTCTACGCTCTCCATGAACTTCGCTATTACGCTGCTCATGCGCTTTTCCAGACGACCTGAATAAACCCATGCGCCCCACAGTTCAAGCCAGCCATTCAGCCACTCGTGCTGCTCTTTGGTGAGGTTTAGTTCTCTTATGCTCATCGTCTTCCCCTCTTGCCTTGTTTGACCATCAGGACGCCGTTAACTATTACGTGACGCTCGCCTTTACTGTCTCGGTTGTACTTGAGCACTGTTCCTCTTGCGCAGGAAAGCATCCTTGCCACTTCGGTCTGATTGCCTCGTGTCTGGATAAGAAGCTCTGGTATCGTTTGAATTGTGGCGTTCATACGTTCTCCAGTTCGGTGATTTTTATTCCAAGCCGTCCGCCTGGTACTTTCACACCACGAATTACGCGAATGTCATCGAATTGCTCGTCGTCTTCCGCAAATCCGGCGTGGATAAGGGAGTCGAGTAAACCTTTCAGGATGTTGTCGAGGTCGCGGCGGCGGGAGTCTGGAACGTCTGCGATGACTTTGATGCGGAGTCGTGATTTGGTGAAAATGTCTAACTTAAGTTGGCGGATGATTTGCTGAACGTCTTTTCGGTATTTCTGGCCTTTATCGCTGATGTAGTATTGGCTTCCCCGTCTTCGCCAGTAGGTGTTCACCGACGGCGGGTATGGAAGCACAAACTGATATTCGCTCATGACTTAATCTTCCCCTCCTTCAGCAGTATCGACTGCGTCCTGATCACGCCTTCGAGGTGGTAAAGCCTGGCGTCTTTGTTGTCGAGATTATGGGTGCGTCGGTCGATTTCATCGTGACACGCGCTACAAGCCCATGCGCCGATCAGGTCGTCAGGCTTCATTCCAGTTCCGCAAATTCCAGCCATCCGGTAATGTGCCAGAACTGTGGTTTCAGGATTACCATTGCATACGCCGTAAATACGTACCTGGCATTCTCTGCCGCATGCTTCTTTGCGTAGGTTAGCCATTTACCTTCCCTCGCAATTGAAGAATTGACTGAAGGTCTTTTTTAATAAATATGCGAGTGCGAATTGAGCAGTAGTTTTCCTTCATTCTGGCGTAGTAATAGTCCTTTCGTTGCTTAAGCTTGTTGGCATCCGCTGTCATCCAGTCTTTTACAGCAAACTTAATTAACCAGCGGTGGCAGAGATACCATTTCAGGTAATCACTCATCGTCTTCTTCCTCGTACATTGAGCTATTCGGATCGCTCATCAGTTCTGCGCAGCAGTGCTCACACACGTGAACTTCCAGCACATGCAGCTTCTGACCGCAGTTAGCGCACGTTAAAGCCCGCTCGACGCTTTCTTTCTGGTATTGAATGGATTGGGATGGGCTAAGCATTATTGGATTCTCTGCATCATGAGAAAGACAATCATGGCGGCGCGGAGTGGGTTTTCATCTTGAGTCATATGATATGGGGTACTATCACTGCCAACTTTTCTATGCGCTGCCTTCCATAATCCATTTTCTGGCGCTGGAATAATGCCAATTCTGTTCTCTACGATAATCGGCTCTGCGTCTGATGGGCTTTTACAGTAATCAACCGTTTTTATTGCATAACCAGTTTCGTCATCCCACTCAACACCAACGATTGATGTTCCCAACTTTGCGATTTCGCAATCTTCGGGAGCAAATCCACAGCAAATTGCCACTCGCTTGTTAATTTCAAAATCACTTAACTGTGAATAATCCATTGTCATTTCCTCGCACGATGTCTTAGCCACCGGATATCCCACAGGTGAGCCGTGTAGTTGAAGGTTTTTACGTCAGATTCTTTTGGGATTGGCTTGCGTTTATTTCTGGAGCGCTTCGTTGGAAGGTATTTGCAGTTTTCGCAGATTATGTCGGTGATACTTCGTCGCTGTCGTCTCATTCGTACCTCCTGTCGGTAAATCTGACACCCTGACCAATAGCCCATGCTGTCGTGTACTCAATCAGACTTGCCATACGCTTCACGCTCATCTGCGCGCTGCTTTCGCGAATGTTGACGTATTCGCCTTCAAGGCCTGGCAAAACATCAGCTTCCTGTTTTGTTGCCACTGCATGACCGCTAATCAACAAAACCTTCCATTGTTCCGGTTTTAACCATTTGCCGCACCATTGAACCTGACGAGCGATATCCGCCAGCATCGCGTGAAATTTTGCGTTCTGGTCAAGGTTGCGCTTGTAGTCAGTAATGCGGATGGTGACTGGCTTGTCTTTATCGAGTGGTGTTTCGAGGATGGCGTTGATTGCGGCTTGCTGTTGTTGCTTACTTCGGAGGAAGATTGTTTGCTTCATCGTTACTCCTTCACTTTGACTCCAGCAGCGCGGATGGCTTTCATCACTGCAATTACCGTTTTGTCCTTCCCATCCTCATGCCCCATCGCATAAGCACCTTCTTCACCATCTTTCCAAAAGTCGTCATTCGATTCGGGCCAGTCGATATCCAGTTCAATAGCTGCTCGCGATGCCTGCCACGTTTGCCAGTGGCCTTGAACATCGTCCATCACGTATTGACCACTAATATCACCACTGCCAATTTCATGGTGATTTTCAGGGTAACGGATAAGGTCTGAAGATTCGCCCCCACGTCGCAACCAACTCTCTTCAAACTGGCATCTGCTTTCGTCATCTTTCATAAGGCAGTCACATTCAATAAAAATCGGCTCTCCCCAAGGAGTAGAACCTCCGCTATCACACATTCCTGTGTTATTGCACTTTTGGCACTTGCTCACATTAACCTCCGATTAACTCACAAAACGCCACGCCATTTTTGCTACAGCGACAGGCATAACACCGATAATCACCCAGACAAATGCAGCGCCAAACAACGTATACCATGGGTCTTTACCGTCATTCACAAGACGAATGTAGCTATGCAGAACAATAAAAAACGTCAGAAGAATCCATCCAACGCCAACGCATTTGAATGCGACGAGCATAAACTCAGCCACGATTTACTCTCCCCCAAATAAAAAGGCCTGCGATTACCAGCAGGCCTGTTACAAGCTCAGTGATGTAGATGGTCATCAGAATCCTCCTTTCTTCTTGGATTGCGGTTCCTCGCGTTCACGGCGGCGCATTTCAGCAGACTGTTGGTCTGTGTCATAAATAGCGCCATTTGCCTGAATGCAATACACCGTGCCGGTATTGCCATGACGATTGAGACGAAGGATTAGTTCAGTTTCACCAGGTGGAACACTGTCATCAAAAGCGACTTCACGATGGATCCCAACCCAATAATCGCAATCCTGTTCAATCTGCCCTGTATCTCGTGAGTCACTTGGTAATGGGCGTTTATTGGTTCTGCTTTCCAGTGCGCGGTTAAGCTGCGTCAGAAGCACAACAACGCAATCAAGCTCTTTGGCAAGGTTCTTCAGTCCTTTGGTGATCATGCCGTAGGCAAGGTCGTTGCGATCGGCCTTTTCAGCGGTCATTAGTGTCAGGTAATCGACCAGAATCATGCCAACACATCCTTTTTCTCGCTTGATTCGACGGCTTTCGCTGACGATTTGAGCCAGAGATAATCCCGGCGTGTCGTCGATGTAAAGCAGGTCGATTTCACTCAAGCGATTGGCTGTTTCGATCGCCCTGTTGAAGTCACCATCGTAATCACCCTGATAGCCGTCATCAGCGTCATTTGTCGCCGGAAGGTAAAAAATATTCGGGTTAACACCAGACTTCTGCCCTACCAGTTTTTCCAGTATCTGATCACCTGGCATTTCAAGGCTGAACATCAGAGCGGGCTTTTTCTCATGCACTGCGCAGTTGATTGCCATCTGGCTGTATAGCGTCGTTTTCCCCATCTTAGGGCGAGCGCCAATGACAAACAGAGAGCCTTTCACCAGACCTTTCGGTGACAGCATCCTGTCCAGCGATGGGATCCCTGTGCTCATTCCTCGTTGTTCTCCTGACGGGTCAAATCGCTTCTCAAGGTCGCTAACCCAGTCTTCCATGACCTCACCAAATGAACGAAGGCCGCGACGCGATCCGGTTTTTGCATGGTCTGTCAGTTGCGTGAAAATCGACTGAATAGCTTCGTACTTCTGCGTTGCAGTCATTCCGTTGCGGGAATAGAGCAATTCCGTCGCTTCAGTCATGCGGTTGATGGCGTAGCGTTCCATTGCGGTTTCACGAACCTGCATTGCATAGGAAACGATGTTTGCCGCGCTTGGCGTGTTCTTTGCGATCTCAGCGATATAAGCAAAACCGCCAACAGACACCGTTAACGATTTACGCTCCAGTTCATCGAAAAGCGTCAGGCCATCTACTGGCTTTTGCTCCCGGTGCATTCTGGTTATTTCTTCGAAAAGGATTTTGTGTGGTCGGCTGTAAAATGAATCGGGCTTCAGCATCGCCAGAACTTTCTGGACGCGCTCACTGCTGTCATCATCCAGAAGCAATCCACCAATCACCGCCTGCTCTGCCTCGATGCTATGAGGCGGCGCATAAAAATTATCGGTCATCGTGTTCACCCTCACGAACTTTCAGGTAGGTATTGTCGTTAAGCAGGAAATCAAATCCCTTTTTGTGCCAGACGGTTCCGCGCTGATGGTTTGGGCGCTCTTCGAACATCCATCGGCAATTTTCGCCAACGTAGCTCAAATAATTTCTCCAGTCCTGCATCGTGAACCCATGCCCGTCAAGCTGGCGGGTTATCACTCCGGCTTTGCGCCAGAACGTTCGGATCTGGTTTTTACGCTTGTCATTCAGTGCGCGGATTCTTGGCGCTTCAGGAAGTATTTCGTGGTAAGCATCGACAACATCCTGACAGCTGACGGGATGTTTTTTCTTGTCAGACTTTTTGTCTGCTGTGGCACTCTCTAATACGTCAGTATTAGAGATATTATTTATATTATTGTTTATGGACAACCGTTGGACAACCGTTGGACAATCTCCGCTGAGAGCCGCGCCATTACTGGGGTTTGCGTTGGACAACCGTTGGACAACCGTTGGACAATTTTTTGCCTGAAAATCGTCATATTTAACAATTGTAAACAGGCTAAATTTCTTCCCCATCGAGCAAATATTAAGCATCCCTTTCGACTCAAAAGTCCGTAATAAGCTCCGAACTTTGTTGTCTGGAATGAATGTTTCTCTGACCAGCGACGGGCGTCCAGTTATCATCTGACCGCGATCAACAGTTATCGGACCGATATCCGTATTGACGACAGTAGATTCGTGATTAGCCTTGAGGATTAAGTGAAGCCAAAGATGTACTGCCTGAGAGTCCTTATAGAGCCTGCTGTCCATAAACTGGCGGTGTATAGAGACATACCCCATACTGGATGCCTCCTGATGTTGTACAGGGTTATGCCTGTAATCAGCTAACTTAACGACGCCCATGTTTCACTCCTGCTTTGGCTAGTCTGTAAACACCAACAAGGCGCTCTGCGAACGCCCTGTTATTTGCTGCGGCTACCACTAATCCCTCAGGTGAATCAGGGTGTCGAATCTCTTCTTTTTCCTGGTATTTCTTACGACGTTTTGTCATAATTACTCCTGTGGATTGATCCAGTAATGACCTCAGAATTCCATCTGGATTTGTTCAGAACGCTCGGTTGCCGCCGGGCGTTTTTTATTGGTGAGAATCGAAGCAACTTGTCGTGCCAATCGAGCCATGTCGTCGTCGACAACACCCCATTCAAGAACAGCAAGCAGCATTGAGAACTTTGGAATCCAGTCCCTCTTCCACCTGCTGATCTGCGACTTATCAACGCCCACAGCTTCCGCTGTCTTCTCAGTTCCAAGCATTGCGATTTTGTTAAGCAACGCACTCTCGATTCGTAGAGCCTCGTTGCGTTTGTTTGCACGAACCATATGTCAGTATTTCCTTAGATAACAATTGATTGAAGGTATGCAAATAAATGCATACACCATAGGTGTGGTTTAATTTGATGCCCTTTTTCAGGGCTGGGATGTGTAAGAGCTGGAATGTCTTAAGCGGCTTTGTGTTCCGGCGGGAACACGTCATCAAGACTGACTTTTGCGCCTAACTTGTTTAGGCACTCAACAAGAGCACGGCATGTTTTAAGGTCTGGGAAGCGACGACCAGATTCCCAATGTCCGATAGCTCCCTGTGTGCATCCAACTGCCTTAGCAAGTGTTGTTTGAGAGATATTCAGTGACTCTCGATATTTTCGTAGGTTGCTCATATGCCCTCCATAGTAACCATGAAACAATAATACGATATGTACTTTTAGAATGCAAACAAAAAATACATCTTGTGCATGGATGGTTTTAGTACAGAGCGTAATAATAAGGGTATGAAAATGAAATGGTATGAACTGGCTAGATCCAGAATGAAAGAGCTCGGCATAACTCAAGAGAAGTTAGCCGAAGAGCTTGGTATGACGCAGGGTGGAATTGGTCACTGGTTGCGCGGATCTCGTCATCCATCTCTTGACGAGATTGGTGTGGTGTTTAAATACCTTGGTATTGATAACGTCTCATTCAACCACGACGGTACATTTTCACCTGTTGGCGAATACTCATCTGCCCCCGTTAAAAAACAATATGAGTACCCTGTTTTTTCTCATGTTCAGGCCGGGATGTTCTCGCCTGAGCTTAGAACCTTTACCAAAGGTGATGCGGAGAGATGGGTCAGCACAACCAAAAAAGCCAGTGATTGTGCGTTCTGGCTTGAAGTTGAAGGTAATTCCATGACCGCGCCAACAGGATCCAAGCCAAGCTTTCCTGACGGGATGTTAATTCTCGTTGACCCTGAGCAGGCTGTTGAGCCAGGTGATTTCTGCATAGCCAGACTTGGTGGTGACGAGTTTACCTTCAAGAAACTGATCAGGGATAGCGGTCAGGTGTTCCTACAGCCACTAAACCCGCAATATCCAATGATTCCATGCAATGATAGCTGTTCCGTAGTAGGGAAAGTTATCGCCAGCCAGTGGCCTGAAGAGACATTTAGTTAACAGCCTCACAACTCTAAAACACACAACAATAACCCGACCTTAGCGTCGGGTTTTCTTTTTCCAAAATATAAACCCATTAAATACAAAGCGTTATAAAAAACTAATTATAGTTAGAACATTTTGTATTGACTTGATAAAGTACAAATCGTACTATTTAGCCATCAGCAGGACGCACTGACCACCATGAAGGTGACGCTCTTAAAAATTAAGCCCTGAAGAAGGGCAGCATTCAAAGCAGAAGGCTTTGGGGTGTGGTGAAGGGTTCATGGATGGGAATATGTCGCACGTAAAGCGGCGAGGCCTGCGGAACTATTGCCGAATTGAAGTCGGCCGAAGCAGGTCGAAATGGGTCTCCCACCTACCACACCACCAAAGCTAACTGACAGGAGAATCCAGATGGATGCACAAACACGCCGCCGCGAACGTCGCGCAGATAAACAGGCTCAATGGAAAGCAGCAAATCCCCTGTTGGTTGGGGTAAGCGCAAAGCCAGTTAACCGCCCTATTCTCTCGCTGAATCGCAAACCGAAATCACGAGTAGAAAGCGCACTGAATCCAATAGACCTTACAGTGCTGGCTGAATACCACGAACAGATTGAAAGCAACCTGCAACGTATTGAGCGCAAGAATCAGCGCACATGGTACAGCAAGCCACGCAGTGAAATGGGGGTGACTTGTGTTGGTCGCCAGAAAATGAAATTAGGCAGCAAACCACTTATTTGAGGTGAGATATGACAAAATCATGGAGCGTACCTTTTCCTGAATCAGAAACTGAACATGATGGAATGCCTGTTTTCTGGAGATTCCAGGCGACAGTTGAAGAAGATGGGATAAAAATATTCGCACTTCAATATATAGCTTTTCATCAGACAGAGCATTATGCATGGTTGGTTCCTGCGCATTGGATTGTTAATTTTAAACCAGCACCAAATCAGTGGTTACAGGAATGGAAACAAAGGAGAAATAGATATGCAATTAAGAAAGTAGCAAAAAATGCAGAAAGATCTTTTGCGTTCCCGACGAAGAAACTTGCCATTGAAAGTTTATTGCGCCGGAAGAAATACCATTTGATGAGAATCAAACAAGATTTGGCTGTTGTATCAACTCTTGTTGATGGGATGAAGAATATTGATACATCAACACCAGATATTGAATATAACTTTGGACACAACCAAGAAACAGAAAATTGGGTGTTTTATTAGTATGAATAAGCACTGTGTATTCATTCCAACGAGTGAATACACGGAGCAATGTCGCTCGTAACTAAACAGGAGCCGACTTGTTCTGATTATTGGAAATCTTCTTTGCCCTCCGATGTGAGGGCGATTTTTTTGATGGAGGATATATGAGTGAAGTAACAGATTTAGTTGTTATTGAAAAAGCAAATGCAATGACTGTATTTCAGTCTGCCGACCAGATTGAAGAAATCCTTCAAAAGGTTGAACGTGAAGTTATGTCCTTTGTGCCTGATATCACAACGGCAAAGGGCAGAAAGGAGATCGCTTCTCTGGCGTATAAAGTTGCGCAGACGAAAACATATCTCGATGGTCTTGGCAAAGACCTTGTTGCTGAACTGAAGGAAATTCCAAAGCTAATTGATGCCAACCGCAAGACAGTGCGCGATCGCCTTGATGAACTGAAAGCCAAGGCGCGCCAGCCTCTTACTGATTATGAGGAGGAGCAGGCACGGATTAAAGCCGAAGAAGAAGCTAAGGCAGCAGCTGAAGCTCTCGCAAAGCAAATTGAGTCTGACCATGAAATAGCGATTTTGATGGATCGCGAATTTGACCGCCAAAGAGAAGAGGCAAGACTCAAAGCGGAGCAGGAAAAGCGAGAGCATGAAGAACGCTTAAAAAGAGAAGCTGAAGAGAAAGCCAGAGCAGAAGCCGAAGCAAAGGCAAAAGCCGAAATTGAAGCAGCAGCAAGGCGAGAAGCAGAAGCTAAGGCCGCAGCGGAACGTGCAGAGCGTGAACGTATTGAAGCCGAGCAACGAGCACAGCGCGAAGCAAAAGAGGCAGCAGAACGAGCTGAAAGAGAAAAGCAGGCGGCAATTGAAGCAGAACGCCGAAAAGCACAGGAGGAGGCTGAACGAATCCGGCGCGAGGCTGAAGCAAAAGAGCAAGCCAGAATAGCAGAAGAAAAAAGAATCAAGGAAGAAGAAGAGTGTAGAGCAAAGGATAAAGCTCACCGGAAAGAAGTAAATAACAAAATACTTGCTGACCTTATCAAGGTTGGTGCATCAGAAGATGTTGCTAACAATATCATAACAGCCATCGTAAAAGGCGAAGTATTCGCAACAAAAATAACCTACTAATAAAACCAACATAAGGAACCACCCATGATTTACGCAATCGCGGGAGGCGCTCGCATGGGTGCCTTCCAACTAAATGAATCTTTACTTGAACGAATCACCCGTAAGTTACGTGACGGATGGAAAAGAGTTGAGGTCTTATTATGCGCAATGAAATAGCCATCAATCACCAGATGCTTCGTGCTGCACAGAACAAAGCAGTAATAGCCAGATTTATTGGTGATTCAAAAATGTGGCTTGAAGCAAATAAAGCGATGAAATCAGCTATCAACCTTCCGTGGTATCGCAGGAAATGAGTTTTACAGATAACTGGTCAGACGAAGAATTCATTCGTCAGATGAACAAAATGCTCAATCAGCACAAAGAACAGGAGAAAGATGATGATTCTGACTCTGAATGATAAGCGTGAAATATCGCAAATAATCGCAAGTTTTACTGATGAAGATTACGAACGAATCAACAGTGAAGTTGATCGCCTCTGCAAACGTTGCGACCCAATAAGCGAAATGCTTCGCTCATATAAACCAGATGAACACACTAAGGACGCTATCGACTGGCTGGAAGATGATGACTGTAACTATCAGGAAAAAGCCGCTGAATGGTTCTGGGATGCAATAACCGAAAGAGTTAAGGCTGAATATGCCTTCGCAATATTCAAACGCAGACATATTTATGGAGAAGCTGCATGAGCAATATCGTTGAATTCGTTAAACAGCAAGAGCAGTTATTCTGCGGAGCATTGACTGAACAGACGGTGACATGGGCTAAGGAAAGCCAGTTTGCAATTCAGTATTTCCAGAAAAATGATTACCTGGCTAAAACGGCACTGGCAAATCCAACCAGCGCACAGAACGCCATCATCAATGTTGCGGCGATCGGCATCACCTTAAACCCGGCCAGCAAACTGGCTTATCTGGTTCCTCGCGACGGCATGGTGTGCCTTGATATCAGTTATATGGGATTGCTCCATATTGCAATGGAGTCTGGTGTTATCTCATGGGGTCAGGCAAAACTTGTTCATGCTAACGATACCTATGAGTCAAACGGGCTTGATAAAGCACCAACCCATAAATACAACGCCTTCGGTGATCGTGGTGATATCGTTGGCGTTTACTGCACAGTTAAGACGCCAGCAGGTGATTATCTAACGGAAGAGATGAGTCTGGCTGAAATTGAGGCTGTAAGGAAAACAAGCAAGGCGGCATTCAGCGATAAAGGACCATGGGTAAATCACTGGAATGAGATGGCGCGAAAGACGGTCGTAAAGCGTGCAAGCAAGTTTTGGCCTAAGGCATCACGTCTTGATAGTGCTGTTCACGTACTAAACGAAGAAGAAGGTGTGTGGACTGAACCAGTTATGCCGCACAAATCAGAGGAAGATATCCGCGAAGATGAACGGAAACGCCAGCAGGAAATAACGGATAAAGCACAACTTCTTTGTGATGAAATGGCTCAGGCTGAAAACATGGATGATTTGAAGCGATATTTTGCAGAAGCATATCGCCTGACATCTGGAATGAAATTGCAGCAGAACGTACAAGCCATTTACGCAGAATGCAAAGCGAAACTGGAGGTTGCCAGTGAGCAAACTATATGAAATTGCCAATGAATACGCAAAATTGATGGATTCAGATTTAGAACCAGAGATGATTGCTGACACAATAGAAGGCATGGAAGGAGAATTTACCGATAAAATAGAGCAACTTCTTGCCATTATTAAAAATGAATCTGGTTATGCTGAACGCCTCAAGGAAGAGGCAAAGTCACTGAATGAGCGAGCCGCAGTAATTCAAAATAAGATTGAGAGCATCAAATCATATATAGCGTCATCGCTTGAAATGGTTGGCAAGAAAAAGATTCGAGCAGGTATTCACCAGGTAACAATCCGCAAACCGTCAGAAACTGTAGAAATCATCGACTCAAGCGCCCTTCCTCCTGAATACGTTGAGTTTGAAACGACAATTAAAGCCGACAAACTGGCAATCAAACACCAACTAAAAGCAGGAATAAATATCCCCGGCGCTCAACTCAAAGTTGGGAAACCTTCACTTCTTATCAAATAACGGTATCGACTATGAAAAAGACTCCATGGGAGAAATGGGAAGTCGATTTCTTGCGCGAGGTAGCGGCGACAATGCCAGTTGAAGTTATCGCTGAAAAACTGGAAAGGACTGAAAAAGCAGTAATGGCGAAAGCAACAAGGATTGGCGCTGACATTGTTAGCCGACTTCGTGGAAGACGATGGACAAGAGCCGAAGTATCACTTTTCGGTAAGTTCTCCGCAGAAGAAATAGCAATTGCAACCTGCCGCTCAATTTATTCAGTAAGAGCTATGCGATACAAGCTAAAAAAACTCGATGAAGAAAGAGCAGGCATACGAATAAATTAACATGGAGTAATTAACAATGAAGCTAAACATCGACCTTGGAAAATACGTTATTACCGGAACCAAACACGACCTGATTCTTAGTGAAAGAGGAATTATCAAAGAAGGCGAGAATGCAGGGAAAGAAACACTAAGTCGTATCGGTTATTACAGCAAGTTTGAGCATCTGGTTAAAGAGTTATGCAACCGTGAAATCCTGTTATCTCAGGCGCAGACACTACAGGATATTCAGCAGCATATCGAGACTTTAGGTGTATCACTTAGCACGGCTGTTGACCAGTTCGCGGAGAGTAAATCATGAGAGGACTTGCATACAATCCCGGCATTCTTCCGGCAGAAATGATTATTCGCCAACGCGTAAAGCCAATGCCATCGAGAGAGGAATTGCTTAAGAGAAATTCTTTTCCATCAGTGAATCAAAACAAATATCTGAATTCGATGTGGCGCAAAGGAGGCAAGCAGTGAGTAATTCCGCACGACTACAGCTTGGTTTTTCACCGCTATCAAAAACTATCATGCTGGCAAAAATGCGCGATGTTGAAGGTGGACGTATGCGCGTTGGCAATGATCCAGGTCGTGATGTTACCAATGAGGCTGCTCAATTGGTGTGGCGACTGGTCATGGCTGAAGGTGGTGAGATCGCGTGGGAACTTGATGATGGTTCTCGCATGGTGTTGAAGGCAGAGAAGCAGGAGACAACCAGTGAGCAAGATTGACTATCAGGCACTGCGTGATGTGGCAGTGAAAGCCGGTAAAGATAAGTGGCAAGCTAAAAAAATAAACGGTGATTTTTTCGTTATTCGTCACGGTAGTTATACAAGACAGCATGGCTACACATTGTATCAACCCATTGCGGAGATTGATTGTAAGTCAGTCCGGGATTTTGTTGCCAAGGCTAATCCGGCTACCGTGCTTGCGCTTCTTGATGAACTGGAAGCTCAAAGCAAACGCATTGCAGAGCTGGAGAAAAAAGCTGCACCAGATTCGTTTGGCATCATCGGTGAAAATATTCGAACACAGGATAATCGAATAACGTCAGACCCTATGTTTTGTGTGTATCAAAAGCGCGAAATCGTTGTTGATGCTGATTATGACTATGACCGGATTGTCTGGGTTGATGAAGATGGTAATGAAGCCAATAAACGCCAAAGTCGTCGTCTCGAACTACTTCACGAAAACTTTCGAGAGCCACAAGAAAAATGGCGGCGCGTTGCTGTGAAAGATATTGATGAATTCGTTACCTGCTGTTTCACCGAACAGGGTTGTAAAGACTACCTGGCAGCCAATGGTCACAATCTTCGCTTGCCATTTATATATGTAAAAAGCGGTTTCAGGAACGCTGAATATATCGGCATAAGAAACTGGCTTGCTGGCATTCGCATCAAAGGAGAGTGATATGGCTATCGCTGCAAGTTACACCATGCATCTCTATTGTGATTGCCTCCAGTGTACAGATGGCAAATATAAGTCGCCAGACTTCGGTGAGTATATAGGTACGTCATGGGCTGGCTGTGCAAAAGAGGCGCGCAAGGATGGCTGGCGAATAAGCAAAGACAAAACGCGTGCTTTTGCGCCCGGGCATAAAGTTTTGAGGATTAACAAATGACCACTTTAACCGACAAAGAACTGATTAAAGAAATCAAAGAGCGCATAGGCAGCTTGGACGTTCGAGACAATATTGAGCGCCGTGCTTATGAAATTGCACTGGCATCGCTGGAAGCAGAGCCGATAGGTTTCCGTTGCAGGCGCAATGATAACCTTGGTGACTGGAGTTACGTATATCATCGAGAGCCAGATGATTTTGAGCGCAAACATTTAGTGATAGAGGGCATTTACGCCTCCCCTCCAGCGCCAGTAGTACCGGAAGAAAAACCAATGCCTAATCCTCTTAGCATGTACGCGGTTGATGCTGTTGCCGCTATTGCAGAGGTGAGAGGCTGGAACGCCTGCCGCGCTGCCATGCTTCATAGTGCCGAACCTGCAAGTAATCATGAAGAGTTGCCGCTTGATTATCTCCAAGGTCAAAAAGATGGTCTTGAATGGGCTGCGCAGCTTGCAGAAGCAAATCACCCACAAACTGGCGACTGGCTTTACGATGACCCGCTGGAGCTGGCTAAAGCTATCAGAAAAGGTCCTGACATGCCCGAATTCGATGGACCAACTCCGGTGACTCCGGATAGTTGGATAAGCTGTAGTGATCGAATGCCGGAAGACACCAAAATGTTACTGGCATTTAGTCAAGGTCAAATAGTGGCAGCATATTGGAACTGGGTAGTGAGTCCAATTGATTACAAAAAATACAGAGCTTTCACATATTTATCAGGCAATATCTTGGATGACGTAACCCACTGGATGCCACTACCGGAACCGCCGCAGGAGGCTGACAATGGCTAATCTGCAACTGGCAGTGAACGGCGAATACTTCGACCAGATGAAGCGGGGCGAGAAAACGGAAGAGTATCGCCTGTGTAATGACTACTGGAATAAGCGAATTATGTTCCGGGAGTATGACCGCCTGATTATCACAAAGGGATATCCGAAGCGCGACGATTCCAGTCGCAGAATTGATGTTCCGTATGGTGGATATGAAATCAAGACAATCATACATCCACACTTCGGTGATAAACCGGTAAAGGTGTTCGCGATAAAGGTGAATATCGGCAATGAATAACATCCTCGCACTCGCGGGGATTTCTTTTATCTGAACTCGCTACGGCGGGTTTTGTTTTATGGAGATGATAAATGCACTTCCGAGTCACTGGTGAATGGAATGGAGAGCCATTCGACAGGGTTATAGAAGCAGAGGACATCAACGACTGCTATAACCACTGGATGATATGGGCGCAGATAGCGCATGCAGACGTAACCAATATTCGAATTGAAGAACTGAAAGAACACCAAGACGCCTGATGGCGGTTTTTTATTGCCTGATTTGCAGGTTCGATTCCCTATTCGGAGATAGCACTCATGCAACACGAACTACAGCCTGATTCACTGGTTGATTTGAAATTCATCATGGCCGATACTGGCTTTGGTAAAACCTTCATCTATGACCGGATTAAGTCCGGCGACCTTCCTAAAGCCAAAGTTATCCACGGACGAGCAAGATGGTTATATCGTGACCATTGTGAATTTAAAAATAAGCTCTTAAGCCGCGCCAATGGGTAAAATAGCGGGTAAAATATTTCTCACATCTAAAAAACACCATTCCAATCAATCCCCTGCCGCTTCAAGTAGATGTCTGCAGGGGACACCAGATACCCTTCTAACAATATCTACCTTCACCCCGTAAAAGATGGGTTTGGCAGCACACTTGCCCTATATCTACTCATTTTTACTGCAACAGGTTGAAATCTCAGCACTGTCAGAAAGCGCTGATGACTAAACAGCCCTGGGCCGGGCGATGTAACCATCATACAGAATCCTGATAGCGAAATATGGCGTGACTCGATACTTCACTCTGCAATGCATTCCTTGATGAATTCGCAGGCCCGTGATACTCGGGACAGGTCGCTGAATGACGACAATGTCCTGGAAATCAGCGAACCGCGTATCCGGAGTACATTTGAGCGACTGTACCAGAACATGAATGAGGCGTTTGGATTAGGTGATTATTAGTTGGGCTAAGCATTTTTGTATTATTATTTTCCGGTTGAGGGATATGGAGATATCGACAACAACCGGAAAAAGTTTACGTCTATATTGCTGAAGGTACAGGCGTTTCCATAACTATTTGCTCGCGTTTTTTACTCAGGAAGAAAATGCCAAATAGCAACATCAGGCAGACAATACCCGAAATTGCGAAGAAAACTGTCTGGTAGCCTGCGTGGTCAAAGAGTATCCCAGTCGGCGTTGAAAGCAGCACAATCCCAAGCGAACTGGCAATTTGAAAACCAATCAGAAAGATCGTCGACGACAGGCGCTTATCAAAGTTTGCCACGCTGTATTTGAAGACGGATATGACACAAAGTGGAACCTCAATGGCATGTAACAGCTTCACTAATGAAATAATCCAGGGGTTAACGAACAACGCGCAGGAAAGGATACGCAACGCCATAATCACAACACCGATAAGTAATGCATTTTTTGGCCCTACCCGATTCACAAAGAAAGGAATAATCGCCATGCACAGCGCTTCGAGTACCACCTGGAATGAGTTGAGATAACCATACAGGCGCGTTCCTACATCGTGTGATTCGAATAAACCTGCATAAAAGACAGGAAAGAGTTGTTGATCAAAAATGTTATAGAAAGACCACGTCCCCACAATAAATATGACAAAAACCCAGAAGTTTCGATCCTTGAAAACTGCGATAAAATCCTCTTTTTTTACCCCTCCCGCATCCGCCGCTATGCACTGGTGATCCTTATCTTTAAAACGCATGTTGATCATCATAAATACAGCGCCAAATAGCGAGACCAACCAGAAGTTGATATGGGGACTGATACTAAAAAATATACCGGCAAAGAACGCGCCAATAGCATAGCCAAAAGATCCCCAGGCGCGCGCTGTTCCATATTCGAAATGAAAATTTCGCGCCATTTTTTCGGTGAAGCTGTCAAGCAAACCGCATCCCGCCAGATACCCCAGGCCAAAAAAGAGCGCCCCCAGAATTAGACCTACAGAAAAATTGCTTTGCAGTAACGGTTCATAAACGTAAATCATAAACGGTCCGGTCAAGACCAGAATGAAACTCATACACCAGATGAGCGGTTTCTTCAGACCGAGTTTATCCTGAACGATGCCGTAGAACATCATAAATAGAATGCTGGTAAACTGGTTGACCGAATAAAGTGTACCTAATTCCGTCCCTGTTAATCCTAGATGTCCTTTCAGCCAAATAGCGTATAACGACCACCACAGCGACCAGGAAATAAAAAAGAGAAATGAGTAACTGGATGCAAAACGATAGTACGCATTTCTGAATGGAATATTCAGTGCCAT